CGACGTTACCACTGGCGTTACTGGGACTGGCGACGTTACCACTGGCGTTACTGGGACTGGCGACGTTACCACTGGCGTTACTGGGACTGGCGACGTTACTACTGGCGTCACTGGGACTGGCGACGTTACTACTGGCGTTACTGGGACTGGCGACGTTACCACTGGCGTCACTGGGACTGGCGACGTTACTACTGGCGTCACTGGGACTGGCGATGCCAACACGACAATCACGGCCAACAACGACGCTACTGTTACAACCTCGAGTGACGGAAATGTAACGATTACGACGGCTACAGACTCACAAGGTAATGCGGTTGTTACCACGAAAAACAATGTTACGGGTGAAACCACTACGGACAATGTGGCGGTTAACAACACGGCTGTTGTAACCAATAGTGGTGTTACAGTTAACGTGGATGCTGCGGTAGACGGAACGACTACTACTATGGTAGATCCTACGGTTACGGTAGATCCTACGGTTACGGTAGATCCTGTGGTAAGTTCTACAATAACCACTAAGCCAGTCACCTCGGTAGAAGAACCTATTTTTGAGATAGACCAACCACAAACTCTAGTGGCTCAACCACAAACTCTAGTGGCTCAACCACAGCCCGCAGTAGCGGCTCCGACTTCTTATACCCCTCCGGACAGTGACGGCGATCCTACTACTGATCCTGTTGGTGAGACTCAACCGGGATATACTTCTGGCATTGCGGATCTTGGAGCGGGAGGAAGGATGCGCCCTGTGGTTGCTCCGTATTACCAGCCGCAGCAAACGGGGTTGTATTCTTTCTACAGGCCACAACCTGGTGTTGATCAAACTCCTGCGGCTCCGGTATTTAATGAACCTACGAGTTATTTATCGCCCACAGGAGGTTTGAGATACGGGAACCCTTACATTGGTACGAATTTGAGTATTGAGCAGTTACGAGAACTGGCCGAGTTGCAAGGTACGGGGGCCGCGTTATTGCCTTCTGAGGACTTGATGAACGGCTCATGAATTTACAAGCACTTCCCGAGGACGCTTTAAAGGAGATTTTGGCTTTAACGGAGGCCAAGAAGAAGCTGGATACTCGTGAAAAAGCGCATGATTATTTCATGCCGTTTGCTCATCATGTGTATGAAAACTTTATTGAGGGCCAGCATCATCGTATTATTGCTGAAAAGTTGGAGTTGGTTGCGCAGGGTAAGTTGAAGCGGTTGATTATCAACATGCCTCCTCGACATTCTAAGTCTGAGTTTGCTAGTTTTTTGATGCCTGCGTGGTTTTTGGGCCGAAATCCGAAGTTAAAGATCATTCAGGCTACGCACAACACGGAGTTAGCGGTTAGGTTTGGTCGTAAGGTCAGGGATCTTATAGACGATCCGCAATATAAGGACATTTTTCCGGATACTAATTTGAAGGAAGACAACAAGGGCGCTGGTAAATGGCAGACTGACAAGGGCGGCGAGTACTTTGCGGCGGGTGTTGGTGCTGCGGTTACGGGTCGTGGTGCGGATTTGTTTGTAATTGACGACCCACACTCGGAGCAGGACGCTTTGAGTGAGAGTGCGTTTGACAATGCGTATGAGTGGTACACTTCTGGACCCCGTCAGCGTCTTCAGCCTGGCGGTGCGATCATAATTGTTATGACCCGATGGGGTAAAAAAGACTTGACAGGCCGTTTATTGGCCTCGCAGGGCAGTGATGTCATGGCGGATCAGTGGGAGGTTGTGGAATTTCCTGCTATTTTGCCGTCAGACAGGCCGTTATGGCCTGAGTTCTGGGAAAAAGACGCATTATTGGGGATTAAGGCGTCCTTGCCTGTGCAAAAATGGAATGCGCAGTGGCAGCAGACGCCGACGAGTTCTGATTCTGCGATTATTAAGCGTGAATGGTGGCAGGAGTGGGATAAGAAGGACATTCCCCCGGTTAAATACATCATTCAGTCGTATGATACGGCGTTTTCCAAGAAGGAATCGGCTGATTACAGCGCGATTACGACTTGGGGCGTGTTTGAGCCGGAGGAGGGTGGGTCTGACAACTTGATATTGTTAGATGCGCGGCGAGGTCGGTGGAATTTCCCTGAACTGAAGGAGGTTGCGCATGAAGAACACGAATACTGGGAGCCGGACATGGTTGTGGTCGAAGCGAAAGCGACGGGTACACCGCTTATTGACGAGTTGCGGCTTCGGGGTATTCCTGCGTTAGGATTTTCGCCGGGAAAAGGGCGAGATAAGGTCACTAGAATGCACATGGTTGCGCCATTGTTCGAAGCTGGTGTAGTATGGGCCCCAAATGACAAGAAGTTTGCGGATGAAGTTATCGAAGAAGTAGTTTCATTTCCTAATGGCGATCATGACGACTTTTGTGATAGCATGACGTTAGCACTGATGCGTTTTAGGCAGGGCGGTTTTGTTTCTCTGCTTGGCGAAGAAGAAGAACATGACGAATATCGTCGTAAACGGGAGTATTACTGATGGCACTGCCACCTCTTGTAGATTCAGGGATTCGTCCCGAGGACATGATTCCGAATGAGGCGTCTGTTGAGGTTCCGGTTGAGGAACAGATTGAGATGTTTCCTAATGGGGCCGAAGTTGTTGAAGACGGTCAAGGTGGGGCAGTAGTTCGAAGTCTTGAAGAAATCATTGCGATGGAAGAATCGATGATTCAACCTGCACATAACGACAACTTAGCGGAGTTTTTGGGTGAAGATTATCTTGGAGAAATTTCGTCGGATCTTAGGGCGTCTTACGAAGACGATATGGAATCTCGTTCAGAGTGGGAAGAGACGTACACAAAGGGTTTGGATCAGCTTGGAGTTAAGTATGAAGAGCGCAGTCAACCGTTTGAAGGAGCTTCTGGGGTCACGCACCCGTTAATTAGTGAGAGTGTTACTCAGTTTCAGGCGCAGGCTTATAAAGAACTGCTTCCTGCGGGTGGCCCTGTTCAAACTCAGGTTCTTGGTATGCAGGATGCGGCTCGTGAGGAGCAGGCATCGCGGGTCAAGGACTTTATGAACTACCAGATTATGGAAGTGATGGAAGAGTTCGATCCGGACATGGATCAGCTTTTGTTTTATTTACCGCTGTCGGGTTCTTGTTTTAAGAAGATTTACTTTGATGAAGCAAAGCAGCGAGCGGTTTCTAAGTTTGTTCCTGCTCAAGACTTGGTTGTTTCGTATGCGGCGTCTGATCTGCACACAGCGGCGCGTGTTACTCATGTTTTGCGTATGGATGCAAATGAACTTCGCAAGATGCAGATTGCAGGGTTCTATCGTGACGTTGAGGTAAGCAAGTACGACGAAGAAGAGGACGAGGTTCGTCAAAAAATCAACAGCATTCAGGGTACTTCGAAGGGGTACACTGACGAGGTCTATACGATTTTAGAGATGCATGTTGCCTTAGACCTTGAAGGTTTTGAGGACATGTCTCCTGACGGGGAACCTACGGGTATTGCGCTGCCGTATATTGTGACGATTGACGAGGGTTCGGGAAAAATCCTGTCGATCCGACGTAATTTTGAAGAGAATGCGGATCTTGCTAAAAAGCAGCAGTATTTTGTTCACTACAAGTTTATGCCTGGTTTAGGGTTCTATGGCTTTGGTTTGATCCACATGATTGGTGGATTGGGTCGCGCAGCTACCAGTATTCTTCGCCAGTTGATCGACGCCGGAACCTTGGCAAACCTCCCAGCTGGGTTCAAGGCTCGGGGCGTAAGGGTTCGTAATGATGACGAACCCTTACAACCTGGAGAATGGCGGGACATTGACGCTCCTGGTGGTAACATTCGGGACGCCATTATTCCGCTGCCGTACAAGGAGCCTTCCGCAACGCTAGGACAGCTTCTAGGAACGCTTGTGGAGAACGGAAGACGTTTTGTGTCACTGGCAGACCAGCAGACCTCTAACATGAACCAGGAGGCCCCTGTAGGGACTACTGTAGCGTTGTTAGAGCGTGGCATGAAGGTTATGTCAGCTATTCACAAACGCCTGCACTATTCGCAGAAGAACGAGTTCCGTGTTTTAGCGAGGATTTTCCGTGATAACTTGCCCCAAGAGTATCCATATGATGTAGCGGGTGGGGATCGCACGGTCATGGCGGCGGACTTCGATGGTCGTGTTGATGTGATTCCAGTGAGTGACCCGAACATCTTTTCTATGGCGCAACGGGTTACGCTTGCTCAAACGCAGCTACAGTTGGCGCAGTCCAATCCGCAGGTACACAACCTTCACGCAGCGTTTCGGCGCATGTATCAGGCTTTGGAGGTTCAGAACATTGACGAGATTTTGCCACCACCTCCGCAGCCGCAGCCACTTGATCCATTGATTGAAAACGCTCGTGCGTTAACGGGTGAGTTGTTAATGGCGTTTGATGGTCAGGACCACGACGCACATATCGAACTTCACGTTATGTTTATGAAGACGCCTATTGTTATGACTTCACCGCAGGTTATGGGGATTTTAATGGGGCACCTTCAGGAGCATATTTCCAAGAAGGCTCGTGAGATGGTTATGACACAGGTTCAGGGTTTGATATCTCAAGTGCAGTTGATGGCTCAGTCCGGTGCGGTTGACCCACAAACGGCCCAGCAGCAGATTATGGAAGTACAGCAGCAGATGCAGAATCCGGAGGAGATCGAAAAGATGGTCGCTTTACAGGAAATGCAGTTGATGAACGACTTGATGCCGAAGATTACTCCGCAGGGAGAGGACCCTATGCAGGATCCGTTGGTACAGATTCGTATGCAGGAGCTTGGAGTAAAGCAGCAAGATTTGCAGCGTAAGTCGATTGACGATGCGGCTCAGATTCAGCTAGAGATGAACAAGATGCAGCAACGTGCGGCGACGGACGCGGCTCGTATTGAAAGCATAGAAGACATCGCGGCCCAGCGGGACGATACTAATCAAGATCGTATTGAGGTGCAGCGACAGAAGATGATGCGGGGGTGAGATGCCACTCAAATCAGGTAAATCTAAAGATGTAATCAGCCAGAACATCAAGACTGAAATGGCTGCTGGAAAACCGCAGAAGCAAGCGGTTGCCATTGCGTTAAGCAATGCTGGGAAAAAGAAGTATTCCTCTGGCGGCACGGTTAATAAACGGTTCAGTCCGATAGCCCGACCTCAGAGGTTTGTCGGAGAGTTCTAGTGTTGTGTGTGCTTGTATTCGTTGGATACGGGCACGTTTTTGTGAACGGATACGGTAGTTGGTTCTATAAAGCGTGTCATTACCAGTGTAATAACGAGTATCCTAAACGCGTGTATCGCGTTAGCCCCGACTATTATTGTCCGAGGAGCTTTCGTGTAACATGATGGATCCATTTACAGCGTTCGCGGCGGTGAAGTCGGCAGTGTCTGCGGGCAAGGAGATTGTAAACGTCACCAAGCAGATCGGAGAGTTCTTCGATGGGGTGGATGATTTGCGGGCCGCTCATGAGAAAAAGAAGAACAGTGTTTTTTCACCCTCTGACGAAAATTCTATGGAAACCTTTGTTAATTTACAACGCGCCAAAGACGCGGAGGAGGAACTAAGGCAGATTGTAATAGCTACACGCGGATTCTCTGCTTGGGGTGAATTGCAAGCTATACGAGTCCAAGCTAGAAAAGATCGTAAGGCAAAGATAGAAGCAGAGAGGAAACGCAAAGCGAAGCTGGTTGAGCGCGTTGTTATCTATGGGGGCTCTACAATAATTGTTTCTATTATGATTGGCATTACGGTGGTTATTATTCTAGCAAAGCAGGGGCGTATTTGATGTCCGATGGTGTTTCAGGAGTAGGCAACGCGCCGTTTAATGTGGGCAGCGACATACACGCCCAAACGAGGTCGCGTGAGCGCATAGAAACGCATCTGGCGGAGCAGAGGGTGGAAAAAGAGCACAGGGCTAATCACAGCCACTTAGAGGGGCTCCAGAAGCAAAGATTGGACTTACAGGAAAGTTATGATAGGTTTGGCCGCAAGACTAATGCGGATAGACCGCAGGGAACGAAGTTAAACATAGAGGTTTGACATGGAAAAATTACTGGCTTGGAAAATTATGCCCCGGCTTATGATGGCCGTTATGACGGTAATGTACATTCGCGTTTTGGAGTGGGGGATGAGTCTTGACGACTTGTCAACGCAACAATCTGCAATGATTAGCATCTGCTCGGGGGCCATGACGGGCGCGTTTGCCGTATGGTTAGGATCTGAGAAATGAGCATTTTTACAGCCGCATTAGGACCAATAGCCAATCTTGCTGGATCATGGCTGCAAGGTAAAGCCGCTAATAATGCCGCCGCTGCGGAGTTGAAGCTCACAGAGGCCAAGGCGAAAGCGCAGATACTGTTGTCAAAAGAGACAAGCGTTGCCGACTGGGAGCGCATTATGGCAGAGGGTGCTAAGTCAAGCTGGAAAGACGAATGGTTCGTAATTGTCCTGTCTATTCCTTTGATTTTAGCGTTTATTCCAGGCGCTGAAGGCTGGGTTGACCGTGGGTTCGAGCAGCTTTCCAAAGCGCCGGACTGGTATTTTTACAGCCTTGGAATTGCAATTTCAGCCAGTTTCGGTGTGCGCGGAGCACAGGCATTCTTTAAGAGGAAGTAACATGAGCGAGTTTAAGTTAAGTAGACGTAGCCTTGACAGGCTTGAGGGTATTGATGACGGATTACAGGCTGTGATCAAGATGGCTATAACTTTGACTAAGACTGATTTCGGTGTGGTTCAGGGTATGAGAACCATCGAGCAGCAGAAAGAGCTTGTTGCCAAGGGTGCCAGTCAGACGATGAAGTCTAAGCACCTTGAGGGTAAGGCTTTTGATATTATGGCCTTCATAAATGGGAGGGCGAGTTGGGAACTGTCTGTTTATGATGATCTTGCTGATGCGATCAAAGAAGCGGCAACTCAGCTAAATGTTCCTATATGCTGGGGTGCGGCATGGGGCACACCTGAGATGCCGTATCCAATGGATATTCGCAAGTGGGAAGGTACGATGGAAGAAGCAATGAATGCGTATATAGACTTACGCAGGTCACAGGGTCGTCGTCCGTTTATCGATGGTCCACACTTTGAACTTATAGATTAGGACAGCCAATGCCACAGAAAAGAAAACCAAGTTTTACCCGAGAGCAGCTAGATCGGTTTATGTCTGGTGCGACAGGCGCGGAAGCCATGGGTCACACGAAGAGCCCTGGGGCTGGAAAACAGGGATTTATGGCGCAAGAGGTGGAGAAGTTGTTGCGTAAAAACCCAGAGATTTTTGAGGATATGCTCGACGACAAAACTCAAAAGTTTTCTATGGGTGGGGATGTCCGTAGCAACTCCAAACGAGGGAAGACGTACTAATGCCTACAATTATGATCAGCATTTTACCGGATGGTATACCTGTCGATACGATGACAGAGAATGAGGAGGGCAGTTCTTGCCCTCTTCCTACTCAGGACGAAGACATGAACATGGAAAACCGTGACATGGCGAGGTACGAGTATAACTACCGTGAGCCTAATACCTCTGTGGCATTTCGCAATGACGAAAGCTGTGGAACTTGCGGGATGTATAACCAGACAGAGGACATGCAAGAGTGCATTGGGGATGAGTCTGGAGACACTGGGTATTGCCAATTGCTCAAATTCGTGTGTAGTAGTCAGAACACATGTGACGAGTGGGCAGAGGGTGGTCCGATTACATCCGACCTACAAGGAGAATACAAGGATAACTTATAATGGATGTTGTCGACTGGGCAAAGTACATGTATAAGAAACTTGAAGAGCAGGAGAAAGCGATTTCCGATGCTCTTGCAAGTGGCGCTGTCAAAGACTGGGAGCAGTACAAAATGTCTGTAGGAGAGATACGGGGCCTCTCTTTTGCGCGAGAAGAAATTAAGGCCCTGCTGGAGAGAAACGTAGACGATGTCGAAGACCTTATATCTTCCTGAACACGTTGCGCAGAAAATTAACAAGGAGAAGGGGGAGGCGAAAGCCGAACCGGAGTCTTTGAAAAGCGCATATGTTGACGCTAATGAACGGGTGCTAGACCCGTCCCTTTTAGACAAGCCTCTACTCGAACGTCTCCCGCAGCCTACTGGTTGGCGGGTTTTAGTTATGCCTTATCAAGGTAAAGCTAAGACAACGAGTGGTTTATACATTCCTGATGAGATCCGAGAGCGCGAATCTGTGGCTACTGTTGTGGCTTATGTGATGAAGCTCGGTCCCTTAGCATACAAAGACACTGATAAGTTTGGTCCAGAGGGAGAACCCTGGTGCGAAGAAGGTCAGTGGGTGTGTATTGGTAGGTACTCTGGATCTCGATTTAAGATCGATGGCGGTGAGGTTCGCATTATTAATGATGACGAAGTTATCGCAACGCTCTTAGAGCCGGACGATATCAAGCATGTATAGGAGGTAGGTTATGTCTGAAGAACAAGAACCGGAAGTTATTGTAGAGACTGAAGAGGAGACTCAGGCCGAGGCGCAAGAATCTCCTGAAAAGGTAGAAGAACCAGCGCAGGAGTCTGGGGAGTCGGAACTGGACTCGTATAGTAAGGGTGTCCAGAGTAGGATAAAGAAGCTCACGGAGAAGTATCGCCAAGAAGAGCGAGACAAAGCAGAGGCCGTTCGTCTTTCTCAGCAGCTGATTGAGGAAAACAAAAAGCTGAAGACCCGTGTTCAGTCCCTAGACTCAGGTTATCTGAACGAGTACGGAAACCGTTTAGAGTCCCAAACTGTATCTGCAAAGCAGTTATACAAAGAGGCTCATGAGTCCGGCGATACGGATAAGATGCTGGAAGCTCAAGAGTTAATTTCAAAAATCGCTGTAGAAAAGCAGAGATACGCATCGGCTAAAACGAAGGCGGAACAACAGGCTAAGTTGCAGGTTCAACGTCAACAGCAACAACCGCAGCCTCAAGCGCAGCCTCAAGCGCAGCCTCAACAGGCTCCTCCAGACCCTAAAGCGCAGGCTTGGGCGGAAAAGAATGCGTGGTTTGGAGATGATCGCGTCATGACGATGGCGGCGTTTGCAATCAACCAACAGCTTATCGAAGAAGAGGGGTTTGACCCGCAGACCGATGAGTATTATACTGCAATCGATAGTCGTATTCGTAGTGAGTTCCCTCACAAGTTCGAAACGCCTAAGAAATCGGGTGGAGGAAGTCAGGTCGCTTCCGCTGGTAACTCCGCATCCCGCAGCACTAAACAGGGGCGCAGGTCGGTCAAGCTGACGCATTCACAAGTAGCGATTGCTAAGAAGCTCGGCGTACCTCTTGAAGAATACGCTAAGTATGTGAAGGATTGAAAACATGGCTGATAGAAAACCTCGCGCAAGCGAAACCCGCGATACAGAAACGCGCAGAAAACCATGGGCACCGCCCAGTCACCTTTCCGCACCGCCCGCACCTGATGGGTTTGTGCATCGATGGATTCGAGTCGCAATGCGCGGCGAAGAAGACAAGATGAATGTTAATGCGAAACTTCGCGAAGGATGGGAACCCGTTCGTAAGGACGAGTATCCAGACTACGAAGCTCCAACTATCGACGATGGTCGTTACGAGGGCATTATCGGACAAGGTGGTCTAATGTTGTGCCGTATACCTGAAGAAACAGTAGCAGAACGAACTGCATATTACGGGGGCAGAACCCGCGAACAGATGACTGCTGTAGATCAGGACCTTATGAAGGAACAACATCCTTCAATGCCGATTCAGAATAATCGGCAAAGTCGTGTAACTTTCGGAGGCCGCGGACGCGACTCTGATTAAAATAGAGGATTGCTACAATGGCAAACACTAACGGTGCATTCGGACTTCGTCCGGTTGGCGTAGTCGGTCAGGCTGCGAACACCACTGGTGCGACCGAGTATCGTATCGCCTCTGGAAACACTAACGCGATCTATCAAGGTTCTCCTGTTATTCCGCTTTCAACTGGTTTTATTGACATAGTTGGCGCGGCAGCAGGGGGTACTGTAGGTCTGGTTGGTGTGTTCTGGGGATGCGAATACGTTTCGTCGACCAATGGTGAGAAGATTTTCTCAAACTACTGGCCCGGTTCTGGCGCGGATTCTAATCATCCTGTCAAAGCCTTCGTGTATGACAACCCAATGCAAACATTCGTCATCACGTCTGATGGTACATTGACAAGCGAAGCAACTGCTCGTGGTCATGTATTTGCAAACGCTAACTTTGCGACAGGTGCAAGTGGTTCAACAACCACAGGTATTTCGTCTGCTAAACTAGCCGTGGGCACAATCGCCGCCACCGCTGCGCTACATTTGCGTATCATGGGGATTCAGGACGATCCTGAGAACCAAGACTTTACAGCGGCTGGTATTCCATTAATTGTTCGACTGAATAACAGTTTCAATTCCGCCAACGGCGCGATTGTGGCTGGTACTCCTTCGACTACTGGCGTTTAAGGAGGTCTAACAAATGGCTATTTCACGCGCACAATTAGCGAAAGAGCTAGAACCGGGCCTCAACGCGCTGTTTGGTATGGAGTACTCTCGGTACGAAAACCAACACGCAGAGATCTTTACAACAGAGTCTTCTGATCGAGCATTCGAAGAGGAAGTGATGTTGTCTGGTTTCGGCGCAGCACCGACCAAAGGGGAAGGTTCTGCAATTAACTTTGACGACGCTAACGAAGCATACACTGCTCGTTACAACCACGAAACAGTGGCGCTGGCATTCTCAATAACTGAGGAAGCTATCGAAGACAATCTTTATGATCGTCTTGGTTCGCGTTACACTCGTGCGTTGGCTCGTTCAATGGCACACTCAAAGCAAGTTAAGGCTGCTGCAGTTCTTAACAACGCCTTCACCGCTGGCGCATCTGCTGGTGGCGACGGAGTTGCTTTGTGTGCAACTAACCACCCACTTACTTCCGGTGGTACGTTTGCCAACGAACCAGCAGTAGCTGCAGATTTGAACGAAACATCTCTTGAAGATGCTTTGATCAACATCGCGGGTTTTGTTGACGAGCGTGGTCTTAAAGTCGCGTTACGCGGCATGAAGTTGGTCCTTCCACGTCAGTTGCAATTCGTTGCAGAGCGTTTGATGGTTTCCAACTTGCGTGTTGGTACAGCGGACAATGATACGAACGCAATCCGTTCTATGGGAATGTTGCCTGAAGGTTATGCCGTCAACGACTTCCTTACAGATCCAGATGCGTTCTTTATCAAGACTGACGCACCTCGTGGTTTCGTCCATTTTGAGCGGACTCCAATGTCCACCAATATGGAAGCTGACTTCGACACAGGTAACATGCGCTTTAAAGCGCGTGAGCGTTACAGCTTCGGCTTTAGCGATCCTCGTGCGGTGTTTGGTTCACCAGGCGCAGCCTAAGAATAGATACAGTTTGTGTCTTTGGGGGCAACTTCGGTTGCCCCTTTCTTTTTGTTTTATTCTTCTGTATTGTTTAGTCATCCCTGACAGTCGCAAGGTGCGGCTGACATTTACCTAGACAGGAGATCGACATGGGTACGACAACTTTTTCAGGTCCTATTAAAGCAGGGACCATTAAAGAAACCACGGGTA